GAAGTTCCCTATTGGAAACCGAAAGGTGGACATGAGTTCGAAATCAAAGTAGATTCGGATGTGGTGATGTATTCTAATAAGTTAGAACAACATCTAACAAAGTTGGTTGAGGCAGAATCAACTATTGTTGAGAAGTTTGAGTATGTTAGTCACGAACTTAAATGGAGTGAACCATCGGTTCTGAGTACGGAATCTTTGTACAAACTAATTCGAAAAGAAGATGAAGTGGCAGTATAGAGAAATGGGTAGTAGGAATAAAAAGACTGGAAAGTTATCCTACTATAACGTAACTGTAACTGATTATAAGATTACCGATTGTGAGTGTCCTGCAAGAGAGTTTCGTAGATACACTCCATGTAAACATATGAAACGATTACATCAAAAATTATCACATTTATCCATATGAGTTGGTATCAATTAGAAGTAGAAGCAGATAAGTACGAAGAATTACAGGAATTACTTTTGGAATTATCAGAATAATTTCGTATATTTCTACAACATTAAAAATTAAAATATGATAAATCCAAACACACCAAAAAGTAAACCTAAAAGACAACCATGGGTTCATCTTAGTAAAAAAGATGGATTTGACAAGTTAAAAGAAAAACTAAGTTTAGTTGAACACCTCAATAAGAGTGATTTCATCGTAGGGAAAGTTTATGAATCCGATATGAAGAAACTACATAAAGATGTACTTCTAATTAAAGAGTTTTGTTTGAGAAATGACGTTCAAATACCTGTTAATATAAAAACTCACATTAAGTTTGAAACTATTTTGAATCATTATGAATCTGATACATTACTTGAAGCCGGTGTGATTTACACCAACTCAAAAACATATTTTTCTAAATATAACGAACAACGAATCAGAAACGCTGGCTTAGCCAAGATAATGGATAACTTTAGATATTCTTTACTTCGAGCTTTCAATTGTGCTAGTGCAAACTTCTTCCCATTTGGTGTAAAATCGGATACAATATCCAATAAAATTGAAGCTTATGATAGAAGTAATCTAATGGAGTTTTGTACTATAAACTTACATACACACTTTAATAAAAATTATTCTAATATTTCTGAATTAACGCATATTGGTTATGATAAATTAAGTAAGAAAGATTTATCGATAGTATGTAATCAGATTAAAGAAAAATACCCTAAACACTATCCAGTAAGAATAGATGAATTGCTAGAAGAGATTAAAGATGATGCGGCATCTACTACTTACAATATTATTGATTGTATTGGTAAAGATGGTGTGGATAATATCATTAATAAGTGGGAATCGGTTCACATTCTAATTGGACCTCATGAAATCATTTCTGGAGAATTAGAAAGTATAAATAATAAAAATAATAGCTGGGTTAACATTAACTATTTATTTCAGGAAATATTATACAAAACTGAGATAGCATTTACAAATGAAGCTAAATTATCGTTAGTAAATGATGACTATACCGAAACCAGAAAGTACTTCAAATACTTAATTGATACAGCACCTGAATACTCATTAGTGCCAGTGATGGCGTTAGATAGTTTTTCAAAGAGTGATTTTAAAGAATCAAATGATGAGAGGTTAGAGAATTTCAAAAATCTTGCTGATTTGATGGAAGGTAAAACTCTTGAAGCACTTTCCAATTATACTATGGTTGATGAAAAAGGTAATGCTAAATTAAAAGAGTTACCTCAATTTAAGTATGATTTAATTAACCCATGTTTTACCGAGTCATCATTGGAAATATGGGAGGAATATAAGAAAAAACTAAAAGGACTTAGAAACGTTTTAAAGAAATTAAAAGGTAGGAATATTAAAAATCAAAGTGATGAATTGAAAACACTTTCTCCATCAAAGATAGATAGATTAGTCAATCCTGCGTTTAGTTATAATTCATATGTTATATTAACTTTATTATTTGCGGGAGATGGAAAAACTATTAAAAACTCAGATGATAATGTTGAAAAAGCTATTAGCCTATTTTTAGAAACATTCTTTGGTGATAATGTATTTGTTGTTGATGAGTTGAATAGTACATATACTATTAAAGATTCCGAGTTCCTAAAATTACTAACAGATACCGATTCAGATGGATATTCTGCGACACATAAAGGTAGAGGTAAATATTTCACTAGCTCAAAATTAGATGATTACAAAAAGTCATATCAGAACTACGAAGATTATCAAGGAACAAATGAAGAGAGAGTTGATAAACATATTGAAGAACTAAAAAGAATTACTAATCTTACTAAATTTGGTTGGTGGGAAGATACTGAGAGTGGGAAAACTGTTTATTGTGGATATGATGGTAATAAAAAGGAAAATGTTTCTTGGGAACACATTCAAAATCCAATTCAAACATATGGTGCTATCAGAGCAAACGAAACAAACTCAGCAGATGGTGCTAAAACTAAAGTATTTGATACGGAAGTTGGGTATTATGAATACATATTGAAGCAACAATCATCCCCAAAGGTTATTAAAAAGTATAAATCCGAAAGAGAACGATTGCAGATTGAGTTTAAATTGCAAGATATTATTGAATACTTTGAAAATAAACGTAAAAACAAAAAATAATTTCGTATATTTGTTAGATGATTAATTTTGTAACTGAGGGAAATATCAGTATGGAGAAGATGTATATCCACCCAATATGGGCGGATATACACTTACATGCATCTCAGAACAAATTATCATTACTATATATCTATGATATTGATGAGGGTACGGAGCTTGTAGTAAACATCGGTAATTTCGATTTCCATAGTTCATCATTGGAAAGTATTTCTCTTAATTTTAAGGAAGGGTATATATTGGGTAAAAAATCGTTCTTAAATCTGGTCGACCTTCCAAACACATACGATGCTGATGTGGTAAAATACCTACAAGTGAACGATATATTAAAACGAGACCAGACTCCGACCCATCATCATTTTCATAGAAAGTTCCACAATCTAAAGTGGGTAAACAATCTCATACCTATATCTAAACATATTGAATCTATCAGAGATATAAGAGATGAATTCCTTCAGTATTACGATTTGGGTGGGGGAATCACCGAAGGTGTGAAGAAATTTGAAAATTTCTATATAAAGCCGTTACACAAAGTAGAAAAGAGTGGACTTTGGACAGAGAGTGGAATGGAGTGGAGTGAGTATTACCCATATACATTAACATCACGTCCTTCAAATAGATTTGGGGGAGTGAACTATGCCGCACTTAATAAAGATGATGGTAGTAGAGATAGATTTATTAGTAGGTTCGATGGGGGTAAGTTAGTTCAATTTGATTATGATGGATATCATCCACGTATCATTAGTAGAATGGTAGGAGAACCTATACCAATGGATGTATCCGCTCACCAAGCCTTAGCCGATATGTATGGGGTATCATATGAAGAATCAAAAGGAATCACATTCCGTCAATTATATGGTGGAGTTCAATCGGAGTACTTACACATACCACTTTTCAAAAAGGTATCACACAAAATTGATAAGTTGTGGATGGAGTTTAATCGTAATGGATACATTCAAACTCCAATGGGTAGAAAGTTATCTAAATCTAATCTAAGGGATATGAATGCTAACAAACTATTCAATTATCTTCTACAAGCAACGGAAACTGAGTTGAATATGATGATACTTTCAAAAGTGGTGGATTTTTTGGAAGATAAACAATCTAAAATGGTGTTATATACTTACGATTCATATTTATTAGATATACATCCTGATGAACTTAGTGTATTAAATGATTTAAAGATACTTATAGATGGGAATGGATTCCCTACTAAGATAGAAATTGGTGATAGATATTCAGAAATGAAATCGGTAAATATAGAAAACATACAGGAATAAAAGATGAGTAATTTTCTTGATGATATAACAAGGTTATGGTGGATTGAAGTAGGTGTTGAGCTGAAAAATCCTACATCCGAAGCATCTATCAAAGGTCTAAAGAAAGTTTTGAGAGAAGATTTAGAGCTTGATAACGATGTTATTACATATATAATTGAAAGTATTGCAAATAGACCTTCTAATTTTTCTTTAAAGGTTGGGAAATCTTCAGGTATTGATGTTGGTAGTAAACAAACAGCAGTATCTGCACAATTACATCCTAATTGGGAAGAAGAAGAGGGTGATATATACCAAACAATTGATTTAGCTGAAGAAGATGAAGAAGATGAAAAGAAAGATGGTGATAGGCCTGATTCTGGCGATGATAAAGATAAAGCTGAAAAAGATATTCAAAAAAACGCACTAACTTCATTAGAAAAAGATAAGTTAAAGAAAGAGGCAATTGATGATAAATTGCTGAAAACCAAACTTACAAACCCAACCACAGGTAACAAAAACCAAGTATCAACATTATTAGGTAAAAAGAAATCAGACCCTGCTGCATATAAGGTAGGTAAAAACTTTTTAGGTGATAAGGGTGTATCAGATGATGAGATTGAAAAACAATCAGATTCAGATAATAAAAAAGAACCACAGGCGAATGGGTATGTAGGTGATAAAGATAAAAGTTTAAAGCAAGGTGACCCTTCAAAAACTGAAGAATATCAAAGAGAATTACCGCCAGATGATAAAGAGTTTGCAGATAGAAATAAAAAGTTTGCAAATCCAATTCCACCAGAACCATATAAATTACCTGAAGATATAGTTAAGAACCCTAAGTTTCCAAAAAAGTATTTAACGGCGTTGGAACGAATGGCTAATACACAACCTAAAGGTAATGCTACTAAGTGGCAACATTTTAGTGATATTCCCGGTGGAGCTGGGCAAGTTAGTGCTCAAGCTGGTGAACTTATGACAATGATGGGTGCATCAATGAGTGATAAAGAATTTGAATCATTCTCAAATAGTTTATTGGAGCACGAAAAGGCATTGATTGAAAAGAATCCTTCTATGAAAAAAGAAGGTAATAGAATTATCACTAAAAGTTGGGTTGAAGCTACTAAGCAAAGTAGAAAAGCAATTAGAGATAGAATTACAGACCAATATGGTGAGGGTACTGAGGTAATAGCTACTGCGTGGGATACTAAATCAGATGTAGAGGCAATGGGATTATCAGATTACGAAAAAAACAAAGGATTTTCAACTGATATGTATATGAAGGTTAGAAAGCCGGATGGTACTGAAGTAATGGATGAGGTTTCATTGAAAAAATCTACTAAAGTAAACTTCTTAAACTCAGGTGCTGGTTCTTTTGAAAAGTGGGATGAAAATTTACCTGATGAAATAAATCAGAATGTATATAAAAGTAAAGCTAGAGCTAGAAATATTGATTTTGTAAAAAACAATAGAAAGCAAGTAGAAGATTTTATAAAATCCGATAAGGGTGCACCAATCAGAAAGTTAATGGAATCTAAAGGTGTTAATTTTGAGGAAGCTTTAGAGGGTAATTCAAGAGATAAACAAAATATATTATATTCATCTATTAAAGAGATGGCCAAGAATGGTAACAAAGAGGCACAAGCAATCAAAGATACTGATGATAAGAATCATAACGAATTCTGTAAAAAATCAGTAGAAGCGATTGTAGATAACCCAAAGATGAAAGCCGGAATGTTAAAGGACATTAGAAATGAGTTCCCACTAAAAGCAGTATCAGATGGTGAAGAAACAATGGCTATCGGACCAAATTCATTGGATAAGAAAACAATGGAAAAGATATTTGGAACGAGTGATTACGAAAAATTAAAAGAAAACTTAGTTGCAGAGCCTCCAAGACAACTAATTGGTAAAGATGGTAAACCAGTATTTGATAAAAATGGTGAACCTAAAATGTCTAACCCATTCATTGGTTATAAGATTGAAGCATCTGGTGAAGTATTTGCAGTTGCAGATATTAAAGTTAGAGAAGATGGTAGAGGGTATGGTGGGCAGTTCAAGTTTGAAATGACACTAAATCAAAAATCATTTGCAAAAAGACTTGAACAAGCGCAAGCAGATGTTTATGGTGATAAATAAATACGGAGAGAATGGGTGAGAACGCAATTACTATGTACCTTTACAACAGAAGCACTGTTCGAAGGTCTACTTAAAAATATATTTGATTCCTACGAACTATTCAGTAGGAAGATATTCATACTTAAATTAGAACCATCCAAAGAGTTGGTAATAAGTTATAATATCATACCAAATAGAGATACCAGATTTTTACCATCAACCATTATGGTTCATAGAAAAAAAGAATCAAATACGATGTACACTATCAACGCACTTAATAAGTTAATAGAGAGCTTAAATGGTGGTACATTAGATAAATCATATCAGATTGAATGGGGTGATTATCGTAATTCAATGATTCTAACTGATGGAGATGGGTATAAGATTATGAAAACGAATTTGTTCAGAATAATTGATGTTAATTAAATTATTTTGATATTTATACTTGGAAGTTTGAAAAAACTTTCGTATATTTGTAACCATATCAACACATGGGAGTAAATGCGTGTTGAGAATAAAAAGTGAAATATAATTTGGATAATTGAAAAATTATTCGTATATTTGAATCAATATAAGTTTAACAATTAAAAAATGGAGTAATTATGGCAATCGATTTGAATGCAATCCGAAACAGACTAGACAGTCTACAAACAAAGGTAACGAAAACAGACAACCTTTGGAAGCCGAAACCCGGCAAACAACAAGTAAGGATAGTTCCTTACGTTCACAACCCATCAAACCCTTTCATTGAACTGTTTTTCCACTACAACTTTGGTGGTAAGAACATTCTTTCACCACAAACACATGGTGAGGCTGACCCATTAGTGGAGTTCGCTGAGCAGTTAAAAGCAACTGGTGATAGAAATGATTGGAATCTATCAAAACAATTAACACCAAAGATGCGTACTTACGTTCCTGTATTGGTTCGTGGTGAAGAATCAGAGGGAGTTAAGTTTTGGGGATTTGGAAAAACTGTGTACCAAGAACTACTTGCTTTCTTCGCAGACCCAGACTATGGGGATTTAACTGACCCAACAAATGGTAGAGATATCACTGTTGAGTTCAAAACAGCAAAAGAGTTAGGTAAGAACTACCCTGAAACTTACATCAGAGTAAAACCTAACCAAACACCAATTACTGAAGATAGTAATGTATTATCTCAGTTGAAAGACCAGATTGAACTACCAGGTATGTTCAAAAAGTACACTTATGATGATATGAAATCATTGTTAGAAACTTGGATGGAAACTGGACAGGTAGGTGATTCTGAGGAAGAGGAAACTCAACCAACTCAATCACAATCAACTGAATCACCTTTCAAAGATGATGAACCACAAGCAGTATCTAATGCAACCACTGCTAACGTAAAAGACGCATTTGACGATTTATTTAACAACTAAAATTAAGGTATAATGGCTAAAACAAATAGAGATGAATTATCTTCACTTCTGGCCGATAACCTTAATAAGAAGTTCAAAGGACAATCAAAAGTCGCATATTTCTTAGATGGCTCCGAACAGACACCCACCGACCTTACTGAGTGGGTGTCCACCGGAGATGATATGTTAGATTTAGCGATTTCAAACCGACCAAATGGTGGGTTTCCTGTTGGAAGAATTGTTGAAGTTACGGGTCTTGAAGCGAGTGGAAAATCACTCCTATCAGCACATACATTAGCAAACACTCAAAAGAAGGGTGGATTGGCTGTGTATATTGATACGGAGAACGCAATCAATCAGGAGTTCTTAGAAGCATTGGGGGTAGATACTCAAAAGTTACTTTATGTACCTTTAGAATCAGTAGAAGATATCTTTGATGCTATGGATTCAATTATCGAATCTATTAGAAAATCTGATAAGGATAGATTGGTAACTATCGTAGTTGATTCAGTAGCAGCTGCAACCACAAAGGTTGAATTGGCAGCAGATTACGACCAAGCGGGCTACGCTACTCAAAAAGCAATCATTATCTCAAAAGCAATGAGAAAGATTACTAATATGATTGGTAGAGAACGTATTTTGGTGGTATTTACAAATCAACTTAGAGTTAGAATGGGTGTATCGTTTGGTGACCCCTACACTACATCAGGTGGAAAAGCATTAGGTTTCCACGCGTCGTGTAGATTGAGAATGAAACAAATGGGTAAACTCAATTCTAAAGTTGGGGGTGTTGACCAGACTGTTGGTATTAAGACTAGAGTTCAGGTCATTAAGAACCGAATGGGACCACCACTTAGAGCAGTTGATTTTGAAATTTACTTTGATAGAGGTATCGATAGATATGGTTCGTGGTTAAACACTATGAAAACATATAAGTTGGTAACTGTAAGTGGTGCATGGTACACATGGACTGATGAACAAACTGGTGAAGTTATTAAGTTTCAAGCAAAAGGGTTTGCCGATATATTGGAAGAACGACCTGAAATAAAAGAACAAATGTATAAACAAATCTGTGATGCATATATTTTAGGATATAAAGAAGCATCCGAATCAGCAAACACAGATACAACCGAATTTGATGATACGCACGAAATCTAATTACAAAGAAATGTTAACTAACTTATCTAATGCATCGAAAGGTGATGTAAACGATAAAGTTATGATTGTAGATGGATTGAATATGTTCATCAGAGTGTTTGGAGCAGTTCCTACTTTGAATGATGATGGAGAGCACGTTGGTGGGGTAACAGGATTCCTGTTATCCCTCGGCGCTCTTATCCGAAATAACAAACCAACGAGAGTTTTGGTAGTGTTTGATGGTAAGGGTGGTTCTCATCGTAGAAAGAAAATGTGGAAAGGGTATAAAGAGGGTAGAACGGGTCTTACTAAAGTGAATAGATTGGTTGGTTACGAAGATTTAGAGGACCAGGCGGAATCTATGAAACGTAACTTTAACACTTTAATAAAGTATTTAGATTTCTTACCTGTTGATTTATGTTATATAGACCACATTGAAGCTGATGATGTTATGGCTTATGCTGCCAGACACATCTTTAAGAAAGAAGTTTTGATAGTATCATCTGATAAAGATTTTCTACAATTGGTAGATGATAGAATTTCAGTATATCTACCAACTAAAAAGAAGATGATGAACAAAGATGATGTAAAGGAGTTATATGGTGTACCATCACATAACTTAGTATACTATCGTATATTCGATGGTGATAAATCTGATAATATTCCTGGCGTAAAAGGTATAGGTCCTAAAACGTTGATTAATAAATTAGATTTTTTACAATCAGATGATTTAACATTAGATACCTTATTTGAAAAGGTATCACAAATGGATGATGAAAAACTAAAGAACAAAATTTTAGAAAATAAAGATGTTCTTCAGTTAAATTATGATTTAATGCAGTTATCTAATCCAATTATGGGTTCTGCAATCACATCTAACGTAAGAAATATCATAGATTCCCCTATAAACGGATTGAATTCATTTCAATTTAAAAAAGAGTTTATGATTGATAAGTTGTACACCGCATTTAAGAATGTAGAAACGTGGTTGGTGAACACTTGGAGTGATTTAGATAAGTATTCGAAACAAACTAAAAAATAAGTTTGTTTATTTAAGATTTTATTTGTATATTTGTATCCTATGGATAAGTTTGGAAATAAGTTTGGAACATCATTTCAGATTAAGATAATTTCAGCGCTAATCTCTGATAGAATATTTCTTCAGATGGTGTATGATATTATCAAACCGGAATATTTTGATTCTGAATCAAATGAGTGGATTGTAAAGAAGATTCTTTCCCACTTTGATGGTTATGGTGAGTTACCAACATTAGATGTATTTAAAGTAGAGGTATCTAAGATTGAGAGAGATGTTCTCAAACAATCCATTGTAGATAATCTAAAGCAGGTTTGGAATGGGTTAGAATCTGATGATTTGGATTATGTAAAAGAAAAAACTTTAGAGTTCTGTAAAAACCAAACCTTTAAAAACGCAATATTAGAATCAGTTGGATTATTAGAAGAAGGTAAGTTTGATATCATTAAATCAAAAATTGATGATGCAATGAAAGCCGGACAGGATACTGATATTGGACACGAATACAAATTACAGATTAAAGAACGATATGAATCTACTATTAGAGATGTGATTCCAACTGGATGGGATGTAATTGATGAATTAGCAGATGGTGGTTTTGGTAAAGGTGAGTTGATAATGTTTGCAGCACCTCCAGGAATTGGTAAATCTTGGGCATTAGTAAATGTGGGTATGGTAGCTGCTAAATTAGGTAAGACGGTAGTTCACTATACATTGGAGTTGAATGAAGGTTATGTTGGTCAAAGATATGATGCAGTTCTAACAGGTACTGCAGTTCCAAATCTAAAATACAATATAGAAGATGTTTCAAATCAAGTTAATAACCTAAAAGGTGAACTTATTTTGAAATATTGGCCTACTAAATCTGCAGGATTAAACGCAATGAGAGCATCCTTAGATAAATTAAAGTTACAAGGTAAGAATCCTGATGTGATTATTGTGGATTACGCTGATTTGTTAAAGGGTAATAGTAGAAAAGAACGACACGAAGAGTTAGAAGAGATTGTAGAGGGTTTGAGGGGTATTGCTGGTGAATATGAATGTCCACTATACACAGCATCCCAAATCAATCGTAGTGGTGCAAATGATGATGTGATTACTGGTACTTCTATCGCAGGTTCATTCTCTAAATTAATGACAGCAGATTTTGTGGTTTCTCTAAGTAGAAAAATTGAAGATAAACTTGCAGGAACTGGTCGTTGGCACGTTATCAAAAATAGATTTGGACCAGATGGGATGACTCTACCATCTAAGGCGAATATGAGTAATGGTAGAATTAACATATATTCCGATGATTCCATTGATGGTAAAAAGACCACAAATGATATGTCAAAGGGGGAGAGTTTAGTAAGAAAGAATTTGTTACAAAAATATAATGAAATGAAGGGTGATATTGATGTTTAGTCAGTATTTATAATCACTCAATTAAAGTTTAACGAAATAATTAAGGAAAAATATAATGGGAATATTTGCGGAAAGAATACCCTTCAAACCATTCGAATATCCAGTATATTATACTGAAGGTTGGCTCAAACAAGCACAAGCCTTTTGGTTACATACTGAGATTCCAATGCAAGGAGATGTAAAGGATTGGAATGAGAATCTAAACGAATCAGAAAAAAACTTAGTTGGTAATATCCTATTAGGATTTGCTCAAACTGAATGTGCTGTATCTGATTATTGGACAACTATGGTAACTAAGTGGTTTCCAAAGCACGAAATTAAACAAATGGCTATGATGTTCGGTTCTCAAGAAACAATCCACGCAACCGCATATTCTTATCTTAACGAAACATTGGGTTTAGAAGATTTCGAAGCGTTCTTACATGAACCTGCAATCGCAGAAAAGTTTGAGTTCCTAACTTCAACATCCGCGGATTGGACATATGAGGATTTAGAATCCAATCCAATCGCACGAAAAGAAGTAGCTCGCTCACTTGCAATCTTCTCAGCATTTGCAGAGGGAGTATCATTGTATTCATCATTTGCAGTTCTTTACTCATTCCAAATGAGAAACTTATTGAAAGGCATCGGACAACAAATGAAATGGAGTGTAAGAGATGAATCACTACATTCTAAGATGGGATGTCAGTTATTCAGACATATGTGTGATGAATATCCTGAATTATTAGAAGAAGTAAAGGATGATGTTATCAAAGCAGCTCAATATATGGTAGAGATGGAACATAACTTTATTGATAAGATGTTTGAGATGGGTGATTTAGAAAATCTAAAATCAAAAGACCTAAAAGAGTTTATCTCAAAGAGGGGTAATGAAAAGTTGGGTGAGCTGGGATATAATGCAATCTCAGGTGGAGATTTTCACTTTGAATACAATGATAAGAAGGCATCTAATTTAGATTGGTTCTATCACTTAACAGGAGGAACAACACATACCGATTTCTTTGCAGTAAGACCAACGGATTACTCTAAAGCGAATGAAGGTGAAGATTTTAACGATATTTGGTAAAAAGTTATGAAAAATTTTGGAGAAGAATTAGGCTGGGAATTGGGAGTAGATTTTCCTGATTGGGCCAATACGGAAATATATGTAAAAACAATCTCAAAAGGTTATCTATTGGCAGGTGAAACTCCAAAGGATGCATATTGGAGAGTATCAACATCAGTTGCTCGTAGATTAGGTAAACCACAAATGGCATCAAAATTCTTTGATTACATTTGGAGAGGTTGGTTAAATCTAGCAACACCTGTATTATCAAATACTGGTACTGATAGAGGATTACCCATTAGTTGTTTTGGAATCGATGTAGCAGATTCCATTCAAGATATTGGTACAAAAAACCTTGAGATGATGCTACTTGCCAAACATGGTGGTGGGGTCGGTATTGGTATCAACCAAATCAGACCAGCGGGAAGTAAAATTACTCAAAATGGAACATCCGATGGTGTAGTTCCATTTACTAAGATTTATGATTCAACAATTCTTGCAACAAATCAAGGTAGTGTACGAAGAGGGGCAGCATCAGTAAACTTAAACATTGAACATGATGATTTCGATGAGTGGATTGAAATCAGAGAACCTAAAGGTGATGTAAACCGACAGTGTCTTAATCTACACCAATGTGTGGTGGTAGGTGATAAGTTTATGAGAAAGTTGGAAGATGGTAATGATGAAGCACGTAGAAGATGGGGTAAGGTACTTCAGAAGAGAAAAGCAACTGGTGAACCTTATATTATGTATAAGGGTAACGTAAACAAAGCAAATCCCGAAGCATACAAACAAAATTCACTAAAAGTTTTTATGACTAACATTTGTAGTGAAATTACCCTACATACTGATGAATCTCACTCATTTGTTTGTTGTTTATCATCATTGAATTTATCTAAGTACGATGAGTGGAAACATACTGATTTGATTTATACCGCAACTTGGTTTTTGGATGGAGTATTAGAAGAGTTTCTCCAAAGAGCTAAGAATATGAGAGGATTTGAGAATTCGGTTCGTTCTGCTGAAAAAGGTAGAGCATTAGGATTGGGTGTATTAGGGTGGCATACATATCTACAACAAAAAGGTATTCCATTTGATTCACTCCCAGCTCAGTTTGAAACCAGAAAGATATTCTCTCAGTTAAAAATTGAATCAGAAAGAGCTAGTAGAGATATGGCACAAGAATTTGGTGAACCACTATGGTGTGTCGGCACAGGTATGAGAAATACTCACCTAAGAGCAGTTGCACCTACGGTTTCTAATTCTAAGTTGGCAGGTAATGTATCACCAGGTATTGAACCTTGGGCAGCAAACGTATTTACAGAACAAACTGCAAAGGGTACATTCATTCGTAAGAATAAAGAATTAGAGAAGGTACTTAGAAAAGTAGGTATCAATAATAAAGATACGTGGGATAAGATTTTATCTGATGGTGGTTCTATTCAGGGTATTGATGAATTAGATAATTGGGTATATTGTGATGGTAGAATTATAAATGTATCTGATTGTGCAGAAGGTAAAGAGGTTGATAAAGTAAAAGATGTATTTAAAACATTCAAAGAAATCAATCAGTTAGAATTAGTAAGACAGGCGGGTGTAAGACAACAATATATCGACCAATCGGTATCCCTTAATCTTGCGTTCCCATCTGTTGCATCACCTAAGTGGTTAAACCAAGTCCATATGGAAGCTTGGAAACAGGGTGTAAAAACTTTATATTATACAAGAACTGAATCAGTACTAAGGGGTGATATTGCACAACAGGCAATGGACCCGGATTGTATTAGTTGTGATGGATAAAAAAAAGTTTTGTAAAAAGTGTAAACTATGTGGTGATGAAATACCATTAGGTTTAACACTATCTAAAATATGTGTAAAATGTTTAACAAAAGGTAAAAAATGAAGTATTTGTATTTTTCAGCAAGTTGGTGTGGTCCGTGTAGAACGCTAGGCCCGATTATGAACCAGGTATCATCAGAAGTTCCTGTTCAGAAAGTAGATGTGGATTCTGAGTATGAGTTAGCACAAAAGTTTAATGTACGAAATATTCCAACAGTTGTGTTGGTAAATGGTGATTCTGAAGTAAAGCGATTTGTAGGAGTACAACCGAAAGATACCTATATAAACGCAGTAAAATAAATTTGGATAATTAAAAAATTATTCGTATATTAGTAGTTATGAAAGAACAATTAAAACAGTTATTAGATTTTCAAACAGCATATAACTCAACAAGAAACTTTAAACCTACCTTAATCTCAGAAGATGATTATGTACTGAGGTATAAGTTAGGTAAAGAAGAATTGATAGAGTATTTTGATGCGTGTAAAGATGGAAACCTTGTCGAAGTAGCAGATGCACTCGCAGACCAATTATATATCCTATTGGGTACTATGATATCACATGGAATGCAGGATGTAATCGAAGATATCTTTGATGAGGTACATCGTTCGAATATGAGTAAACTGGGCCCAGATGGTAAACCCTTATATCGTGAAGATGGTAAGGTACTCAAAGGCCCTAACTACTCACCACCAAATGTATCCAAATATCTATCAGATAATGGTCAATTACAAATTCCATTAGATGAAGAGATATAGGATGGCATTAAGAGGGGAATCACATCCAGCACATAAACTGACTGAAGAGCAGGTGAACGCCATAAGAAAACTATGGAAAGTAGGCCATAGAAATATAAGAGTGTTGGCTAGGAACAATGGTGTTTCTCCTGCTAATATTCGTAGAATTGTTAGGAATGAAACTTGGACACATTTGTTAATAGGTGATTTCGATAAATATCAGTAATGAAGGAAGTAGGAAAGAATTATTGTGATACATCAAAAATATCAATAAGAAAGATTTCTAAATCCGTAGCAAAAGATATAGTGATAAAGAATCATTATTCTCATTTATGGACTAAGGTATCTTACGCTATTGGTTTATATGTTGAAGATGATTCACATCAATTCTTTAATACTTCAGAAAAGCTTATTGGTGTTGCGTGTTATGGAGACCCAATCGGAAGATTGAGTGGACAATCCATAACTGATATGTTAGATAGAACGGAAGTTTTAGAATTAGTTAGAGTATTTGTATTTGATGGGTATGGTTCAAACATAGAGAGTTGGTTCTTAGGTAAGACTTTTGAATGGTTAAGGGAGAACGCTCCACATATCAAAGCACTGATATCATACTCAGACCCTAAAGAGGGACACAACGGAACTATTTACCAAGCAACAAATTGGCTGTATCAAGGTGATTCATTACGATATAATGATAGTTGGAGTTTTAAGTTTAGTGAAGATGGTGAGTGGCAACATGGGAGAACAATATTTCCATATTATGGAACAAACGACCCAAAGAAAATCCAAGAACAAATTGATAAACCATTTTGGATTCGTAAAGAACCACGTAAACACCGATATGTTTACATTCTTTCTAAAGGTGGTGAGAGAAGGAAGTTACTTAAAACTTTGAAACACCCCATCTTACCATACCCAAAATCAGAAAACGAAGTAGAATTAGAAATTAGAAAATTAGAACCAATTGAAAGTAGAAGGTAAAGAATATTGTGATGTAAGTAGAGTTAGTGTTGCTCCCATAGCAAAATCTATTGCTAAGGATATTATCGTAAAGAAACACTATACTCACGCATGGACATCTTGTAGATACGCATTGGGTATCTATTATCGTAATGATGAAAAAGATGTATTCGGTAATCAACAACAACTTATTGGATGTGCTATCTACGGATTCCCAGTCGGAGCAAAAGCACCTACTTCAGTATGTGAAGGATTAACCAAAGATAATATCTTAGAGTTGACTAGATTGTATGTTGATGATGGGTATGGTTCTAATATCGAATCAAACGCATTATCTAAAACATTTAAGTGGATTAAAGAAAATGATAAGAACATCAAAGTTCTACTTTCATATGCTGATAATGGGCAAGAACATTTAGGTGGTATCTATCAGGCAACCAACTGGATATATCAAGGGTTGAATACTGATATCGCATTGATGCCAAACTGGGGTATCTCACTAACAAAAGACCCACATAATTGGATACATAGTAGAACTGTATTTAACAATTGGGGTAGTGGTAACTTAGAACACTTAAAAAGAGAAATCGGTAAGGATGGGTACAAAGAGTTTTGGAGAAGAGAAGAACCACCAAAGCATAGATATATTCAATTATTACCACAAAACAAAAAAGAGAAAAAAGATTTGATGAAAAGGTTGAAGCATGAGATTCAATCATATCCCAAATCAACAAGAGATTACAATACGGATGTTATCAGACACGATACATATCCACCAGAAGAAAGTAATGAAATAAACTTTTGGTAGTTTCAAAAATATTTTGTATATTTGTACAATATTAAACATAATAAAATATGAATAAGTTTTTTACAGACCCAGCAGCATCTAAAGAATACAAATATAGATGTTTGATATATCCGAATATCACATTTCAAAAAGATTTTTATAAGGATAGTTTTTACATCATTATGTCAAATATTCTAAAACATTTGACAAAACTTAGACCTGATATACACTTTACTATTTTGACTCCAGAAATAATGCCTGGTTTTCAATATGATAGTGTTGAACAGGTTTTGTTTAAATGGCCTACATATCCAAATGAAATGCGTCAACACTTTGATACATTTGCTATAAAAAAGGTAACTGATTATAAAACAAACGATTGGGATTTTGTATATAGTTACTTACCTGAACATACTCTACTTTTAGAGAATCACTTTTACAATACAACAAATCAGAGACCTGTGTTCTTTGGATATAGTCCATATATTGAAATTCCAAAAACAACAAAATATGATGCTAGTTTGTTAAGACATCATTATGCTGGGTTGTTATCTATGAACACTTGTGGAGTAACTTCAGAAGCAGTTAAAGATGCGATTATTGAAAATGCTAAATTGTGTTTACCTGATTCTGATATTGAGAAACTTAAAGATATTGTACGAGCAATGCCGCGTGGGTGGGATAATGTACCCGGTCCAAGAAAAGAACCACAAACTGACCCAAAGATTATAGTTTTCAATCATAGAGCTAACTCATATAAAAGTTATGATTGGTTCTTACTTCAGATGGATAAACTTTGGGAGACACGTAAAGATTTTAAGGTATGGGTGCCGTTGGCAGATACAGAAGATAAAGAATATATTTACAATGATAAATTTGATAGACAGGGTTATTTTACTGAACTATCAAAATGTTGGGTAGGTGTTTGTGGTCAATCACATCATACAGGTTGGGCTAACTCAGCAGCAGATGGTATGGCAGTTGGTGTTCCATATGTTTTCTATGATGCTGATTACTACTCACTATATAGTAAAGATGCTGGTTTATACTTCAAAACTGATGCTGAATTTCAAACTATGATTAACAAAGTATTAGATGATACATCTTTCAGAAACGAATATTCAGAGAAATGTAGAATATTGGGTGAAGAAAACTCCTATGAAGCTATCGTTAAAAAACATTATGCACCAAACTTTGTTGAAGCAGAATCTAAATTAAAAATGGTTGGTGAAGATGCTGAAGGTTATAAAAAAATTGTAGAATATATAAAAAAGGTAAAAAGTGTTTCTAAAACTAATTTAGTAGCTTATTTGAATTGGGGGAAGGGTATTCCATTTAATATTTACCGAAATAGATTAAGAACACATCCTAATATCAGATTGACTAAATCTGGTTATGAGTGGGTTGATTAAAAATAAAAAAAGTTAATGGCATATCAAAATGTATATTGGGAAAAAGAAGGTGGAATCGTTCATTGTTGGGATGATAAGAAAGGTTACTTTACAAAGAAGTATAGAAACTATGCTTATGTTAGAGATGGTAATGGTTCTTATGAATCAATCTATGGTGAGAGGTTAAAGAAAATCAACTTTTGGAAAAAAGAAGATAATCTAAAACTATATGAATCTGATGTAAATGAGGTAACTCGTTTTCTAATTGATGAATATGGTGATTCAGATGAGGTATCAAATGGACACGTTATTCTAACATTCGATATTGAGGTAGAAATGAATTCAGGTCTGCCTGATACAACTGAGGCTAATAACGCAATGACTTCAGTAGCATTTCACGATTCAGTTACAAACGATTACTATGTGTATGTTGTAAATGAGGGTGAAGAAATAAATAAAACCATCAAAGGGGCTAAGGTTCGTTCATTCAGAACTGAAGAAGATATGTTGATGGCATTCTTAACAAGTTGGGAAGAGATTTCTCCTACAATTGTAACTGGTTGGAATATTGATTTCTTTGATGTTACTTATCTATACAATAGATTAAAAAGAGTTTTTGGTACATCAACTGCAAATCGATTATCACCAATCAAAAAAGTTACTTGGAATCAATATCGTAGTAGGTATATCATTGCTGGTGTATCTGCTTTAGATTATATTGCACTTTATAAGAATTTTACATATACTCAACAACCAAACTATCGATTGGATACAATCGCTCAGTTGGAATTGGGTAGAGGTAAGGTTGAGTACGAAGGTAACCTAGACCAATTATTCAGAGATGATATTGAGAAGTTCATTGAGTATAACTTAGTGGATGTGGAGTTGGTTGTTGATATGGATAAGAAACTTCAGTTTATTGATTTGGCACGAGCAATATGTCATGCTGGACACGTTTTCTATGAAGATTTCTTATTCTCATCAAAGTGGTTAGAAGGTGCGATTCTAACATTCCTGCGAAGAAGTGGAAGGGTTGCACCTGATAGACCTTTGAGAAGGAATCGTAAAGAAGATGGTTCTGATGGTGAAGAGAAGTTTACTGGTGCTTATGTGAAAGAACCAAAACCTGGTCTTTATAAATGGGTATACGATTTAGATTTAACATCACTATATCCATCCATCATTATGACTATCAATATCTCACCCGAAACTAAGTTGGGTAAGATTGAAGGATACTCAGCAGAAGCTCATATGAAGGGTACGTTATCTGAATATCTAATTACTGATACAAATGGTAAACAATATCCACCAATGGATAAAGAGAAGTTTATGGATTTCATTACAAAGATGAATTTCTCAGTAGCATCAAATGGTGTAATTTATACGCAAGAAAAGGTGGGTGTAATACCTGAGATTCTGAATGTATGGTTCGATAAGAGGGTAGAGTACAAAGACCTTATGAAGAAATTTGGTAAGGAAGGTAATGATGAACTCTATAAGTTCTACTCTCAACGCCAATTAGTTCAAAAGATTATGTTGAACTCACTATATGGTGTATTAGGATTACCAGCATTCCGATTCTATGATGTTGATAACGCAGAAGCAGTTACTCTTACAGGTCAGACAGTAATTAAAACTACTGAGATGATTGCTAACCAATATTACATAAAGAACATTGGTAAAGAAGCAGATTATAATGTGTACACCGATACTGATTCAGTATTCTATCAAGCAGGCCCATTGGTTAAGGCCAGAAACCCAAACATCAATATGGATTCGGATGAAGAAATGATTCCAGCGATTCTATCAGTAGCACAAGAAGTTGAACAACACATCAACAAAGTGTATGATACAATGTCAAAAAAGATGTTTAATGTGGATAACCACCGATTTGATATTAAGCAGGAAACTATCGCTAAAGGTGGGTTTTGGGTATCAAAGAAGAGATACGCTCAATGGATTATCAATGATAATACTGTAAATTGTGATAAGTTAGATGTTAAAGGATTAGATGTAAAACGAAGTTCATTCCCAACTTATTTCAAAGAAGTGATGGAAACTGTATTGATGGATATTCTTAAAGATGAGGATAAGGGTAAGATTGATGATTACATTCTTAGAAAGAAGGATGAGATGAAAACAACAAACTTCATTGATATCGCTAAGAACTCAGCAGTTAAGGATATGAGTAAGTATCAGTTTAAGAATCAGGCGATTGGTGAGTTTATGAAGGGAACACCCGCTCACGTTAAGGCAGCACTTACATATAACCAATTACTAAAGTATTATAATGCACCTTACAAATATGAACCAATGAAAGATGGTGATAAGATTAAGTGGGTGTATTTAAAGAGAAATCCATTAGGGTTAGATTCAGTTGGATTGACTGGGTATAATGACCCAAAAGAAATATTAGATTTGGTAGAACAACACATCGATTATGATTTGATTTGGAAAAAAGAGTTAGAAAATAAGTTAGATGATTTCTACAAAGCAATGGTTTGGGAGAAGCCAAATCCTAATATGGCAGCAGCATCAAAGTTTTTTGGATTTTAATTTGGAAAGTTCAAAAAGTTTTTGTATATTTGTATCATTAGTAAACAATAATAATTTAAAAGTATGAAGAAAAGTAGTATTGAGAGTTTCATTAACCGATATAATCTCGGTGGTGAAGTAGAATCGGTAAAGATTGAATCAACCGATTCTCAAATGAAAGTAAGTTTTATCTCAGATGATAAGACTTTGTTAGGAGATGTAACCTCAGAA